ATGAAAGACAAAATATTGTAAAACCCAATGCTCCAGCGGGTACTAAAGTCTTGCTTGAAGTAGGGGATATGTTAGTATATAGTGGTTGCGAACTCGAACATTGGCGAGAGCCTTTTGACGGGAACATATGTGGCCAAGTATTCTTACATTATAATCATGTAAACGGCCCATTTGCTGAAAAAAATAGATTTGACGGAAGACCTATGTTAGGTCTACCATCAGGTATAAAATAGTATTATAATGGAGCCATATGCTACAAAAGATAGGTTTTCAACCAGGATTCAATAAACAAATTACAGAAACCACAGCTGAAGGACAATGGGTTGATGGTGATAATGTAAGGTTTAGATATGGTACACCTGAAAAAATTGGTGGTTGGTCACAGTTAGGTGAATCAAAACTTACAGGAGCTGCAAGAGCTTTACATCATTTAGTAAATAAATCTGGTAACAAGTTTGCAATCATAGGTACAAACAGAATTTTATACGCATATACAGGTGGTGTTTACTACGACATTCATCCTATCAAATCGACTACAACACTAACCAACGCATTTAGTACAACAAATGGTTCTGCAACTGTTACAATAACATTTAGCACTGATCACAATATTCAAGAAAACGATATTATTCTTTTAGATAATTTTACAACTATCACAAACTCTAACTATTCAGCATCAGACTTTGATGATAAAAAATTTATGGTGACATCTGTTCCGTCATCAACCACTATAACTATCACAATGCCATCTAATGAGACAGGTTCAGGTGCTACAACATCTGGTGGTATTAGAGTACAACATTATTATCCAGTAGGACCTGCAGAACAATTACCTGGCTTTGGTTGGGGACTAGCTTCTTGGGGTGGAACTGTAACAGGTGAAGCAACTACAACTTTAAATGGTGGTATAAATGCCGTGACTACAACTATTGTATTAACAGACGCATCTTTGTTTCCAACATCAGGTACAAACTTTATACAAATAGGTTCAGAAGAAATTTCATACACAGGTATATCTAGTAATACTTTAACAGGTGTTACAAGAGGAGTTAGAAATACAACAGCTGCAACACATTCTAATGGTGCAACTATATTAGATAGTTCTGATTATATTGCATGGGGCGAAGCCGCATCTGGTGACCTAGTTGTTGATCCTGGTTTATGGTCTATTGATAACTTTGGTGATAAAGTAATTGCACTAATTCACAACGCACAAGTATTTGAATGGGACTCTAATGCAACAAACGCTGTAACTAATAGAGCAACTATTATTGCAGGTGCACCAACAGCATCACGTGATATGTTGGTATCAACACCTGATAGACACTTAGTATTTTTTGGAACAGAATTAACTATTGGTGATCCAACTACACAAGATGAAATGTTTATAAGATTTTCAAACCAAGAAGATATTAACACGTATCAACCAACAGCAGTCAACACAGCAGGGACACAAAGACTTGCGGATGGATCTAAAATTGTAGGTGCAGTTAGAGGTAGAGATGCAATTTATGTTTGGACTGATACGTCTTTATTTACTATGAGATTTATTGGTCAACCATTTACTTTTGGTTTTCAACAAGTAGGAACCAACTGCGGATTGATTGGACAGAACGCTGCATTAGAAGTTGATGGTGCTGCGTATTGGTTTTCAGAAAACGGTTTCTTTAAATACTCTGGTAACCTAGAGACTATGACATGTTTAGTAGAAGACTTTGTTTTTGATGATTTAAATACTACAGCTAATCAACTAATTAATGCAGGCTTAAATAATTTGTTTGGCGAGATTACTTGGTTCTATTGCACATCAAGCTCAACTGTTATTAATAGATGTGTAACTTATAATTATCTTGACTCACGTCCAAATAGACCTGTTTGGACAACAGGAACCTTGGCCCGTGGATCATGGCAAGACTCTTCTGTATTTGGTTTACCTCATGCAACATATTTTAATGCAGATGATGATGCATCATTTGATGTTGTTGGTAATACTGAAGGAAGCACAATATACTTTGAACATGAAAAAGGAACGGATGAAGCATTAGCAAACGGTGTTAACGCAATTACTTCTAATATTGAATCAGGAGACTTTGATATTACACAAACAAGGTCTGGACAAGGACAAACAGGTGTTGCAACGTTTCAAGGAGATGGTGAGTACATTATGAAAATTAGAAGATTTATACCTGATTTTTTATCTCAAACAGGTGACACACAAGTTACTTTACAATTAAGAAATTATCCAAATAGTTCTCAAGCAAGCTCACCACTTGGTCCCTTTACAATTACAAGTTCTACTGATAAAGTAGACACTCGTGCAAGAGCGAGAGCAGTATCATTAAAAGTAGCTAATACAGCAGCCAATCAAAGCTGGAAACTAGGTACGTTTAGATTAGATACACAACCAGACGGACGTAGATAATGGCAAGAATACCTAATGAAGATTTATTAAAATTAAGGGATACATTTGGAATTGATGAACAATTTTTATTAAGTGATTTAAATGATTATACAATGGATGCTCCGGTAGAAGAAGTAGATGATGGTATAGCTTCTATTGATACAGCTTTACCTATATATACACGAGATGGTAATGATAATAATTTTCTTGAATATAGTAGTATGGATGGTGCACCTGCTTACATTAGGGATAGAGAAACTGCTGCACCAATAAATTATCAATTACAAGATCCAACAATAATGAAAATGGCAAACTTTGATGAAATGTTTGGACCAAAAACTTTTACTGATAGTATGGGAAATGTAAGAACGGTTCCTGGTGAAGAAAGATTTACTTTTCCAAAAGAAAAAACAGGTATCTTACAAAGTATAAAAGAGGGTGGTAGTAAACTTTTAGATTTTATAAAAGGTGGTGGAATAACAGGACTACTAGCTAAAACTTTTTTAGGAGAACAAGATCCAAGAGCAACTTTTTTAAAAGATTATTATGGTGGTGAAGATGGTAGTAATTTAACAAGCACAGGATCTATAGCTTCTGGTTTGATGGCTGGATACAATCCTGTATCAGGAAGTAATTTTCTAAATAAAATATCAGGAGGATTTTTACCTGGACAAACTTTTGGATTACAAAATGCTTATGATAGAAGAATAGCTGCTATTAGGAACACTTTAGCTACAAAATATGGTGATCCAAATTATAAAGGTGATAAAACTAAACTAGATGAAAGACTAGAAAAACTAAGAGAAGAAAAAAGAAAAGAAAAAGAAGCTCTTAATACAAGTATAGCAAGAAGACAAAATCCAAATGTATATAGAGAAGCTGAGAACCGAGGTTTTACAAACGATCAAGGTGGCTTTAGTACATCAAAAGCAGATAAAGCAGGAACATCAGTTGGTAGTGGTCAGTTTTCACCTAAAACAAGTCAAGGAAGATCAGGTTATTAATGGCTAAAGTAACAGTAGTATTTACCAGACCTAGTAAAGAATATAGACAACAAGATGCTGATTCTTTAGTAAGAGATTTAGACGGATTGATTGAAAAATTAAACTCTACGTTTCAACAAGATTTAAGAGATGAACAACAAAGGTTTACTTGGTTCATGAGCAGTGGAAGTACAACATAATGGCTAATAGATATAGAAACGCACAATTTGATTTAACTACAACAGATGCTACAGATATTTATACTGTACCCTCTGAGTCTAGAGCAATTATACAAAACATACATGTAGCTAATGTTGGAGCAGGGAACACGGAAATAAAAGCTTTTATATATGATACCTCTGCAGGTAGAGCTTTTCAATTTGCAGAGCATACTGTTAATACAGGTAATTCAAAGTCTATATCTGACGGTACAATCATATTAGAAGAAAGTGACAAACTACAATTACAATCAGCTTCTGCTGATATATTTGAAGGCACAGTATCAATACTAGAATTTGACAGAACATAGGAGGAAAATGCAAGTCATAAAACCAGAGAAAATAATAGAAAAAATAACTAACCTTAAAACAGGCGAGGAATATAAGGACGATAACGAGTGGAAATCTAAGGGTGTACCTGAAACAGACATTCGAAGAGATATAAAAGTTCTTATGCCAAGTCTTGATATTTTTGGAAAAACAAAATAAACTAACAAACTATGGCAATTTCAAGAATGCAACAACCCAGACAAAATTACGGACTAGGAAGCTTTGTAAAAAAGGTTACAGGTAAAATAACTAAACCTTTTACAAAAGTTGCTAAGAAATTAGTGCCAAAAGAAATTGCAGGGATCATGAGAGCAGCTGCACCTTTCTTACCACCAGGATACAGAGAAGCTGCATACTTGTTAGGTACAGCAAAACAAACAGGTAGAATTAGTCCAATGGATTTAGCGTTAACTGCATTACCTTATGCTAATAAAGCATTAGGTTCACAAAAATCTTTACCTCTCATGGAAAGAAAAGGTTTCTTTGCAGAAAAACTACCTGGAGCAAATAAATTTTTGTTTGGTTCTCCAGAACAAACTTTGGGTGGAACACTTAAAAATCAAGTAACACAAGATGCAACAACAGGTATATTTGGATCAGGTGGTAAAATGTTTCAATTTGGTGGTGAACAAGGAGTCATGGATCAAATTACAGCTTTTAAAGATCAAACTAAATTAGGTGATTTATTATTAGGTGGTGAAGACGGTGGTTTTAGTAAATCTAAAATAGCTGGATTAGGTGTAGGTGTATTATCATTAATACAGTCTGCTAAAACACCGGAAGAAGCAGGTAATCTTTTAGTTTCACAAACAGGAAACTCTGATGATTATCAAAGAGGCTTTGATTTATTTTCACAGTTAGACACAAGTTCTTTTGCTATACCTAATCAATTTAGACTAAATTCAGCAAAAGGTGGTTTGATGAGAACTAATTATGCAATGGGTAGTGATGAACCTTTACCAGAGGATCCTACTAAACCAGTAAACCCTTTTCAACCAAAACCAATAGGTCCTTTTCCATCTAAAATGGCTGATATACCTAAAGATTTAGATTTAGAAAAAGCTAAAGAAATGTTTATACAATTTAATGGAAGAGAACCTGTAGACATGCAAGAACTATTAGAATTTTTTAACGTCAAACAACAAGCAGCAGGCGGTGGTTTGATGCGTGAAAACTTTGCTCTTGGAACAAGGCCCACGGACCAAGAAAGTGGTCTAGGAGGGCTTCCAATTGAGGCAGATATGAGGTATACTGGTGGCTTCATGCCATACGGCGCAGTTGAAAAAGCCGATGACGTGCCTGCTAGATTAAGTAAAAATGAATTTGTATTTACTGCCGATGCTGTAAGAGCAGCGGGTGGTGGTAGTGTACAAAAAGGTGCTAAAAAAATGTACGACACTATGAAACAATTAGAACAACAACCTGAAGCAAAAGGAGCAATGGCATAATGGCTGAAGAAGTTTTAAACCGAACGATAACCGAAGCTCCCGATTATTTACAACCGGGTATAGAAAAATATTTAGAAGCTGCAACATTACAAGCTGGTCAACAAATGGATACTTCCAAGTTCGCACCACAAGTTGCAGGACTTGGAGCACTACAACAACAAGCGCAACAACAAGCAGCAAGTCAAGCAGGACTAGGTCAATTACAATTTGATCCAACTACCGGCGCTGTGTCAGGAGTATCTGGTACAGGTGTTGCAGGTTATCAACCTTATTTACAATCAGCAGAACAGACTTTAGGAGGTGTACAACCTTTTATTACAGCTGCAGAAGGTAGAACTGGTCCTCAAGCATATCAAGCATTTGAATCACCTTACCAATCTGCAGTTAGAGATGCAACGTTAGCCTCTTTTGATGAACAAGCTAAACAAAGACAATTAGGATTATCTGATGCAGCTATAGCTGCCGGTGCTTTTGGTGGTGGTAGAGAAGGAGTTCAAAGAGCAGAGTATCAAAGAAAATCTGACATGGATAGAGCTTTACTAAATGCACAATTAAATCAAGCAGGATTTACACAAGCTAATCAATTAGCTGCACAAGCATTTGGTCAACAAGGACAACTTGCAGGATTACAATCAGGTCTAGCTAATCAACAATTAGGACTAGCTACAACTCAACCACAACTAGCTCAATCAGGAATTGCTTTGGCTCAAGGTTTAGGACAACAAGATTTTGGATACAGACAAGCTGTTAGTGATGCAGGACAACAAGCAAATAGAATGGCAGCATTTGAACCAGTTGATAGACTTGCAAGATTTGGACAAGGTCTAACTGGTGTAGGTGGCGGATTAGGTTCTGTTCAAACAACTTATGGAACACCTCCTCCTCAACAAAGTCCAATGGCAGGAGCGCTACAAGCAGGAATAGGAGCATTTAGTTTAGGAAAACTATTTGGATTTTAGATGAATTATAAAGTAATGCAAAGACCGATGTTTAAAATGGGAGGCAAGGCTGCTTCTCAAGGTACAGGTATTACATCTGGTTTAGATAAGAAAGTAAACTATTCTATTGGTGGTGGAGTTATTCAAGGACAAAACATGGGTGAAAGAGAAGGGTTTCAATCTCCTGAATATGATTATAACTCTCTTTTAAGAAGTGCCATAGATAAAATAGAACGAAGAGATAAAGCTATGGCTGGTATGGATAGTTTAATTAATTTACAAGCTGCTCAAGCAGCTTCTAATGCTTTAAGTCAAGAGTCTTCTAACAATCCATTAGATATAATTGTTAATCTTGCAAAACAAGGAACATCAATTGCATTACCTGCATTATCAGCTAAGAAAAAA